ATCCGGCGAGTTTCAGGTAACGAAGAAGGTCATCCAACATGCACCCCAACTGTATTGCCGCCGTGACGGCTGCTGCTGGCAAGGCCCTGAGTCCGGGAAAGATCAAGGCCATCGAGGACGCATTGTCGTCCAAGATGCGGGAATTGGCACGCCGGGACCGCCAGCGGTGGATGGGCCTGACCCGCGACCAGCAGATGATCGAGGGCGCGACCGCTGCCATGCAGGACATTCAGGCCGCTGCGGCGCTCAAGGAATACCGGGCGCAGTTGCAGATCCTGCGCACTGTGGAGACCGAAGCCCGCATTGGGCAGCAGATGGCGCTCGATGGTTCCAGCCGGTCGGTTGGCCAGGTGCGCGACATCGAGAACACGCACGCCTACATCGAGGCCACGCGCAACGCGGCGATCTCCAACCTGGGCGACATGCTGGATGCGGCCGGCAACCGGGACGGCACGGGCGTGCTGCGCAACCTCGGGATGCGCATCTTCGATCTGGACAATCCGCAGATGACTGCCGACGTGGTGCGCGAGGTGTTCAAGAACGCGGACGGTCACACCGGCAACAAGGCGGCGCAGGCCGGCGCGCGGGCGTGGCTGGATACGATCGAGTCCATGCGCCAGCGGGTGAACGCCGCGGGCGCCGACATCGGGAAGCTCGGTTACGGCTACCTGACGCAGGCCCATGACGCGGTGAAGGTGGGCAAGGCTGGTGCTGCAGCCTGGGCGCAGAAGGTCGCGCCGCTGATGGATCGCAATCAGTACGTCCGCGACGATGGCACGCTGATGACCGTCCCCGAGATCACTCAGATGCTGGAGGCCGCGCACGAAACCATCGCCACGGGCGGCGGCAACAAGACCGCGCCGGGACAGTTCAAGGGCTCGGGGTCGCGGGCCAACCGTGGCAGCGATCACCGCGTTCTGCACTTCAAGGATGGTGACGCCTGGATGGAATACATGCGCGAGTACGGTGAGGGCTCGCTCTACGACTCCATGATGGGCCACATCAGCGCGGCGGCGCGCGACATTGGACTGCTGGAGAACTACGGCCCGAACCCCGAACAACAGTTTCGGGTGCAGTTCGACATGGCTGCGCGCGCGGACGGCCAGGGCAAGAACCCACTGCCCGAGCGCGTCAAAGGGAACCGGGCGGATGCGTACTGGAGCATTGTCAGCGGCAAGACCGGCAACCCCGAGGACATGCTGATCGCCCGCATCGGGCAGGACGCGCGCAACATCCAGACGGCGGCGAAGCTCGGCGGCGCGGTGCTCTCCAGCACGACCGACATCGGAACCATCGCGGCCAGCCTGCACTACAACCGTCTGCCGTATTTCGACATGCTGTCCAACCTCATAGGCGTGCTGTCAAAGGATCAGCGGCGATTCCTGCAGGCGCATGGCGTGATCGGCGAGGCGCTCACCGGCACGCTCAACCGCTGGACCGGCGACAACCTGACGCACAGCCTGTCGGGCCGGGTGGCCGGCAGCGTGATGAAACTCTCGCTCATGAACGCATGGACCGATGGCCTGCGGGCGGCATTCTCGGCGACCATGATGCAGGGCTTTGCGCGCAAGGTCGGCAAAGGCTGGGGCGACCTGACCGAATGGGATCGCCACCTGATGGGGCGCAAGGGAATCAGCGAGGCCGACTGGTCGATCATCAGCCAGGCCGTGCCGACCGAGCGCAACGGGACCAAGTTCCTGACGCGCCAGGCCATCGAGGCGGTGCAAGACCCGGGCGCACAGGCCGCGGCGGCGCGCTGGATGGGCTTTGTGTCCGACGAGGCGCAGTTCGCCGTCGTCAACCCTGACCTTGCCACCCGGGCGATTGTGACGGGCGGCGGCATGCCCGCGGGCACGGTGCGCGGCGAGGCGATGCGGGCGTTCATGCAGTTCAAGTCATTCCCGACCGCCATGATTACCCGGCACTGGGCGCGCGTGCTGGAGACGCCGCAGGGCCTGGAGGGCGCGCCGATGGGGTACGGGGCCGACACGGCGGCGGGCAAGGTGGTGAACCGCGCGGCGGTGCTGGCCGCGCTCAATGTGACGCTCACCATGATTGGCGCGCTGGTGCTGCAGAACAAGGCGCTGGTGCAGGGGAAAGACCCCTACGACATGACCGAGGCCAAGTTCTGGGCGCGCGCTGCAGCCCAAGGCGGCGGGCTGGGGTACGTGGGCGATGTGCTGCTCAAGCCCGAGGGCGGGACGTTTGCCGGCCACGAGTTCGAGAATGTGCTGGGCACGGTGCTGGGGCCGTCCGGTGGCGCGGCTGGCGGGCTGGTGGATCTGACCATCGGCAACGCGAAGCAAGCGGCTGACGGCAAGGACACCAACTTCGGGGCAGAGGCGATCCGGTGGACGAATGCCAATCTGCCCTATGCGAACCTGTGGCAGACGCGGGCGCTTTGGGAGCACTGGGTGCTGCACAACCTGCAGGAGGCGGCGAACCCCGGCTACCTGGCGCGCATGCAGAAGCGGGCGCAGAAGGACTGGAGCCAGGGTTTCTACTGGGCGCCGGGCGAGGCACTCCCCGACCGTGCGCCAGATTTCGGCAATGCGATTGGAGGGCAATGATGCGACCCGATCAGATCACACGCCTGCACGAGCTGCAGGAGAAACTCGCCGACGTGGTGCTGGAGGAAGCCGACCCGGGCTTGTGGCCGGGCGCTGGGCAGGCCCCCGCTGACATGGACCGCGAGACTCGGGGCGATAGGTTTTGGGCCAAGAAGAACGCAGCCGCAACCTTCGCCCTACTGGAGCGCACAACCTCCACCCTGTCCTACACCCCGAACGACCGCCAATCGCTGCCGGATCAGGAACTTGACATCGAAAAGCAGATCGCCAAGCGAGAGCGCGAGGCGCAGAAGCTGCTCGACGGCGTGATGGACCGGGCCAAGAAAGCGGCATTCGATGAGCGCCCGGCCGGCAAGAAATAACGCATCGCTTTTGGCCTTCTTTCTGGAGTGGGCCGAGCTCAAACGCTGGGAGGTGCCCGCTGTCCATGTGCGGGCCTGCCACTGGCTGGAACACTGCGGCGACCTGGCTGTACTGCGTTGCTTCCGTGGCTTCGGCAAGTCCACCATCCTGGCGGTCTACAACGCCTGGCGCTACTACCGCAACCCGAAACACCGCATCTTGCACCAAGGCGCTGACGACCAGATGGCCTACAAGACCAGCCGCGACACCCAGCACGTTCTGCGCTCGCATCCCTGGACGGCTGGCATGCTGCCCGACAGACCCGGCCCGGTGGAGCAGTGGTGGGTGCAGGGCTCGGACGACCCGCGCAATGCGTCCATGTTCGCCAAGGGCATCACCAGCACGACCACATCCAGCCGCGCCGACGAGTGCCAGAACGATGACGTGGAGGTGCCCAAGAACATCCAGAACCCCGAAGCGCGGGAGAAGATGCGCGCGCGGCTGGGCGAACAGGTGCACATCATGGTGCCCGGGGCGAAGCAGATGTTTGTCGGCACGCCTCACACGCACGACAGCCTCTACGACGAGATGGAAAAGCTCGGCGCCGACTGCCTCACGATCCGCATGTTCGCCACCGAGTACCGCATCGACGAGGGCCTGGACACCCGCTACAAGCTGCCATTCGTGCCCGAGATCGTGTTCTTCGGCATCGGCAAGAATGCGCGCCTGCTCGTGGCCGGTGTGGACTATCGCAACACCAAGGACGGCATCGAGTTCGCCAGCCCGCCCATGGGCCTGGTGGACTGCTACGGCGGGTGCGCGTGGCCAGAGCGGTTCGACGGTGCCGAGCTACTCAAGCGGCGGCGCAAGACCCGCACGATCAACGAGTGGGACAGCCAGTACCAGTTGCACTCGAAGCCGGTCGGTCAGCAGCGCCTGGACCCCGAGCGCATGATCGCCTACAACATCGAGCCGACCATCCGCCAGGCCAACGGCGAAACCCTGCTGATGCTGGGCAACGTGCGCATGGTGGGCGTCAAGGCCCGCTGGGACTGCTCGCTGGGCAAGATCAAGAGTGATGCCAGCGCCGTGTCGATCATCTTCACCGACGACGTGGGCCGGCTGTACTGGCACCGCTCTGAGGCGCTCACGGGCGAACTGGAGGTGA